CTCCAAGGGGTAGGCTTTCGCAACGATAGCGAAGGGCTACTGCATATCTGGGCCTTCCCCGAAGAGGGCGCTAAATATGTTGTAGCCGTAGACATCGGCGGATTGAGCGACAAGGCCGATTGGAGCGTAATCCTGGTTCTATGCAACGGCGCGAAGCCGGAAGTTGTAGCGCAATGGCGCAGCCATCTCGACCATGACCTGCTGGTCTGGAAGGCAGCCATGATTGCGCGCTATTACAACGATGCAATTCTTGCCTTCGAAAGCAATACCCTCGAAAGCGAAAACCGCTCGGGCAGCGCCGAAGCCGCCTATGCTCAGGGGGCCCTCATTCTCCACGAACTCTACCGCCATTACCGCAATCTCTATCGTCGCACCGTTGAAGATGGCGGAGGGAGCCACCACTTGCCCGGATTCCACACGAATCGCCAAACCAAGCAAATGATTATCAGCGAACTGATTGCCGCTGTTCGCGATGGGCGCTACATCGAGCGCTCAACCGATGCCTGCGATGAATTCGACTGCTACGAGCGCCGACAAAACGGCTCCTACGCCGCTCGCCAGGGACGCCACGACGACCTGCTGATGACTCGCGCCATCGGCCTGCATGTAGCTCGCGACTACAACTACGATGACGGTTCCGACCTCGACCTGCAAGGCTACGGCAAACTCTGGGCTGCAACGACCGACGACAACGATGATGACGGATGGGGCGACTGACCGGATACAAAAGAGGCAAGGTAAATCTCGCGACTTTCCTTGCCCAGCATACGTAGTAATATTACCAGTCAATAATATGTGTAAATAAGCAATGGATATGCTAAGTATCTTCCTTTGTAAGTATCTCCTTTGGTAATTCTTCGGTTATTTTATCACATTCATATAGTATCCATAAAACCTGTACCATAAAAAAGTACGGGAGAACGTCTGATTGCAATCCTTTCTGAGGCACCGCCAAGCGCCCGGTCCATAGATTGAAATCCACGTTTCTCCCGCACCTACGTTCGAAGAATTATATATCTTTCTTTTGCGGTTGCGAAACTCTCTGTTCCTTGGACTTATTTAGGGAATAAGATTGGCGGGTTTCCAGACTGGGAAAGGAGCTGGCTTATGATTGCAATATAAATGTTCTTTCGGCTGCAAAGATACAACTCAATTTGTTTATATGCAAATTTTGAAACAAAAAATACTTTAAAAAGTAACAGCATTTTAACAGGAATATAAATTTTTCATGAAATTTTGATTTTCAATACGTTACATTGCCCAAAATTTCAAAGTCACAATTTATCCTACAGATTGCGTCAACGCTATACTAACTTTGCATTGTCAATCGACAACAGATTTTAAGACTTCTTTATACATTTAGTATTTTATTTACTGAATCTAATTTCTAAATTAAACCCCAATCAACGTTATGAAAGACAAAAACAAAGAAACTGCTGCCGAGGAAAATCGCAGCATTGAGGCCGGCATCCGCCCTGAAGCCACCGCCAAAACCAACGATGCAGCAAGCCGACCGGAGCCACACCCCAAACCGGAGCCCGAGCCGACGCCGGAATCTACATCAGAGCCCAAACCGGAATCTACAGCCGAACCCGAGCCTAACACGGAGCCTGATTTAGAACAACGCTTGGCTGAAGCCGAGAACAGAGGTTACCTGCGAGGCCGCAACGAGCGAATCGAAGAACTAATGAAAGAACCTGCCACACTCGAACGCCAACCAGCCCCTCCTTCAGCGGCAACATCTCCCGGATGGGATGACTGGCAAGCCGATTCCCAACCAATGATTCTTAACAACCCTCACGTCTCAATCTGGGACAAATAATAACCTTTTAAACCTTTAACATCATGAGTTTCTACAAAACCCTCCAAACCATCACCACCATCAGCGATGCAATCGCAATCGCCGGCAAGTCAATCGTCAACACTATCGCTACTATTGTCAACGGCATCAAGTCAATCTTCTCGAAGTCAAAAAAGAACAAGGACAACGATGACGACAACAACAACGACGACAGCAACTATCCCAACGATGATACGCCTGCTATGCCTACAACCGTGGTCGCTCTGGCCGTAATCGCCGTAGCAGCCTTCGCTATCAGCTTTCTGCTACCTAATCCTACTGACGGAGCTGTTATGGCGTTTGCAATGGTAGCCGGGGTTGCCGGCAAGGGGAAGCACATCGTTGACGAACCCCTCACCACCAATCTCGCCGAAACTGCTTCGCCCGGACTCCTTCGCAACGAGATTGATGACAGAATCGTAAAGATTCGCCCTATGTCGACCCCTCTCGACCAGATTTCGCGCTACGGCGGCGCTCGCGTTTGCGGTTCTATGAAAGTTGATTACTACTCGGTTGACACTCGCCCTACCGAGGACACCGTCAAAACCGACTACTCTGCCGGCCGCACGCCTTCATCCGAGCCTATTACCCTTGCTGTCAACAATCCTAACGTATTCGAGCCTTCAACTACGTTGCTCGCACCTGAAATTAAGGTTTCCGACGGCGGCTCACTGGTGCTCTACGTTATCAGCCGCGATACAGCCGGCATCAAAGTCCTCGCCGTTAACAACTACGTCAGCGGCACAGACAACACTTACGTCCCAGACATCCCGGCCGGCACAAAACTGGTAAGAATGGGGCGCGCAGCTGCCGAACTCGACGTAATGACGGCCCAGTTTGAAGCTCTTCCCAAGAAAGAGACCAACTATTGCCAGATTTTCAAAGCCCAGGTTGAGCAATCAACCTTCATGAAGATCGCCAACAAGGAGGTTGGTTGGACCTTCTCCGACCAAGAGGAGGCAGCCATCATCGATATGCGACTTGGCATGGAGAAGAACTTCCTCTTCGGCCATAAGGCTATCATTACCGACCCCGACAAGCAAGACAGCATCTTGCTGACAGGCGGTATCTGGAACCAGACCGACAACACCTTCGAATACGATTCCCTCTCATCGGAGAGCGCACTAATCGACCTTTGCAAAAAGGCCTTCACCAACAGTGCCGGCTCCTCCAGAAAGGTGCTCATCGGCGGTACCGGCCTTATTGAACAGCTCAATAAGATTGACCACTCTCGCGTGCTCTCTGCCGAACAGTCAACAACCAAGTGGGGCCTCGACTTCACCGAAATCCACTCCAAGTTCGGCACGCTCTACGTACTGCTCTCCGAAGTGTTCGACCAATGCGGTATGCCAGACGGCGGCATGGTTATCGATCCCGAGTACATCACCAAGTACAGCCACGTACCGTTCCGCACCGAGCGCCTCAACCTCCGCTCTGCCGGCGTTCGCAACACGGATGCCATCGTCATCACCGAAGCCTCCTGCCTGGTGCTCCGCTACCCGGCCAGCCATATGCGTATTGTCCATAAATCATAAACCTCAACATAGACGCAAACCGCTATGATTCTTACTGAAAAAGAGATGGTGCGTCTATGGCTCCTCCGCAAGGGCTACGAGCCTTTGCGGAGTGATTGCACCATAACGCGCAGCGATGGCAACGACCTCGAAGGTCTCGCCCGAATAGAATGTCGCCTTTGGTATGAAAACCTTCTGCTAAACGGCCCTGACTCATTGCTGATTCCCCACGACCTGGCCAACAGCACCGACCTCAAAATCGCTATGACATTGGCAAACTCTATCATGGTCACGCTCCCCGACAACTGCATCCGTCCGATTGCCGTTAAGCTCAGCAGCTGGCTGGCGCCGGCTATAATTGTTGACGCCGATTCGCCACTGGCCCGTCGGCAATATACGCCCTATTGCGCCGGAGGAATAACCGCGCCGGTTGCCGTAAAGCATCCCAACAACTGCCTCGAACTGTTCAGCCCCGCCTACGAAAATTCCGATACGCTGACCTCCCTGCTCTGCATCGTTCGCCAAACAGATGCCGACAACCCCGACGAACTAATCTACGAATTTCAACCGGCTGCATTAGACACCGCAAATTAAATCTACTATGAACAACGAATCTGAAATACGCAACAAACTGCTGCTGGAAGCTGCCCACAATGCCTGGCTCGCAATGGCTCCGATACGCGAACGCCGTCGGCGCTACTGCAATTTTACCTACGGCGACCAATGGTGCGACATTACCACCGACCTCAAGGGCAACCCCTGTACGGAACGCGCCGAAGCCGAAAGCGTAGGCCGAAAACCGATGACCAACAACTTAATCCGCCGCTTGGTAAAGGCCGTAATCGGTCGCTACCGAATGGAGCGCCTGGAAAAGCCCGATGAATTTCGGAAGGCTGATCCGAATGGGTTCAATAACCTCGACGAACTGGATGCCCGCACGCTCGAAGAATTCCTGATTTCCGGCATGGCAATCCATCGCGTTTGCCGCGAAAAGCGCATCAACGGCGACGGAGTTTGGGCCGACAACATCTCCCCCAACCGTTTCTTCGTAAACGCTTTTACCGACACTCGCGGATGCGACTTAGAGCTGGTAGGCTCGCTGCTGGATATGCCGATGGCCGAAGTATTGATGCGCTTCGCCGGAGGGTCGGCACGGCGCGCAGCCCAACTGAAGAAGCTATACGGCAACGTCAGTTCCTCGCAAAGCATCTACAGCTCCCCGCTGGATTCATCCGACATATCCTTCTTTCACACCAACAACGGCAAATGCCGCGTAATTGAATTATGGACCCTGGAATGTCGCGAACGCCTCCGCTGCCACGATCCCCTGCAAGCCACGCTATTCTTCCTTCCGGCATCCCACACGGTCCAACTGCGCCGACGCAATGCCCAACGCCGCCGTCAACATCAGCCTCAGATTCAGAGCCGCTGGGAAGTAGCCTCCCTATGGCACTGTCGCTATCTTGCACCTGACGGCACGGAACTGGCCGGCTTCGATTCACCTCTGGCCGACGGCTCGCTCCCCTATGCGATAAAAATGTATCCCCTGATTGATGGCGAAGTCCATTCCCTGGTAGAGGACGTTATCGACCAACAGAAGTATGTCAACCGATTAATAACCCTGATGGACCATATCATGGGAGTATCAGCCAAAGGCGCCCTGTTGTTCCCGAAGGAGTGCAAAATAGACAAATTCTCCGTTGAGCAATACGCTAAAATGTGGTCCACACCGGGAGCCGTCATTCCCTATCACCCCTTCGACGGCAACGAGCCCCATCAGATTAGTTCAACCCCTACCGACATCGGCGCCAAAGAGATGCTCCAGACCCAAATCGGGTTGTTTGAAGACATCTCCGGCGTCAACTCTACCCTTATGGGAAAGAACATCAGCGGCGCCGTCGGTGCGGAGCGCTATCAAACCGAAATGCGCAACTCCGCCGTCAGCATTCTCGACCTGATGGAAACCTTTTCCGACTTTACCTCGCGCAGAAATCGCCTAATGCAACAAGCCTGAAATGTTAAGAATTCTTGCATCAAATGGGCGTCATTACGGCCCAACCCTTGCCGTAAATTTGCCATAGGAAAATCGCTTACAAATTCGTGCTATACGACCTTTCTTCTTTAAACCATTATGCTTCCTGAAATCACTAACATCATCGCAACGCTGATTGCCAATCCTCCAGGCCATCGGCGTTGCATCTCGGTAAAAGAGGCTGCGGCCAGGGCCGTCAACATGCAGCCCTACAGCTATAATCTATCAACCGAATATGCCCTCCGCCGCTACCGCGCCCTCAAACGCGGTAGCCTCCGGCTGGCCAATCCGCTTACCGCACAGCTCTGGCACGAAATCATCTGCCGCGTTGACCGCCGAATCGCTCAGCACCCCGAAGAGGATGATTTTTCAGCCCTCGATTACGTACTCTGCAATGAGACGCCGTCGCGCTACTTTCTCTCTCCGGCGTATGCCGAAAAAGCCTTCTACCGCAACCGACATCGTATCTCTAAATCCCGTCCAAAAGCTATAAACCAATGATCTCATTAAATATCACCTCCATTACCGACGAAATCTTCGCCCTAACAGCCCTCCGTGCGGCGGTCTACCACAGTCAAGACATCCCTCCCGTCTTGACGCGCGACAACCTTCCGGCCCTGAGGGTTATGGTGCGCGCGGCCTTCGTTGCCACCATCGCGCAGCTCATGCCATACGTTGTTGACAGCAAAATCGACGACGCCAACCCCACGCCCGACCGCCCATATAACGCATCCGAGGCCGTAACGCTCCAAATTGACTTCGGCGGCAACGTGGAAAGCCTCCCTACAAGCTCCCTGCTGCTCATTAAGCGCCATCTCGAGCATCTTATCGCCCTAACCACCTTAGCGGCCGTCTACGGTCCTATAAACCCCGCTATCGCCGCCTCCCAAACCACTGAGGCCGCCGCCCTCGTCTCCTCCCTCCTTTCCCTCCTCGACACCGCCCCCTTCCCCTCCCCCGTTCCGCTCTGCTTCTAACGCTC